AGGTATTTAGCGTATTCCTCTAGTGGCACCCCTAATTTCTTAGCGATAACTACCTGTGATTTGGTGAGTTTCACAGACTTGCGTCCTCCTGCTCTACGACTAACTGAAGCTACATTTTGGACGGGTTCCTTGGTAGCAACAGGTTTTTCTGCTGTCGTATCGGCAAATTTCTGAGGGAAATATTCCTTCATACGTTTGTTGATTTGATTATAATACTCGTTACTCTCCGCGTCAATTCCCTCCTGCATTAACTCATCATGTATTCCCATCGCAGCAGAAGTCATTACTCTGTCACTGCCAAACCATTCATTGTCTGAAGCCCATTCCTGTGCTCTTTGACTAATTGGTGGCTGTTCTTGAGTAGTTTCTTGTGGTTTTGACTCAGATTCTTTTTTCTTTGACTCTTTTTCTGCAAGAGTCATCGAAACTTTTTCTTTCTCAACAGCTAACTTAGTAAGCTTATCCTGAGCTTCTGTAATTTGTTCAGGATCTTGAGAATCAAATGCAGTCTTCAGTGCAGCTTTTGCTTTGTCTCTTTCCGCATCAATTCTTGCATCATATTCCTTAAGATAATTAGTATCGACTTCCTCATATTTTTCTTGAGCGGTCTCATATTTATTCTTAAGTCCTTTCGCATAATCGACAGCAGCTTTTTCTCTTCTCTCTGCTTCTCTTATTTGAAAAGTAAGTTTTTTTATTCTTTTTTGAACTTTGTCAGAATATTCTTGCAAGCCCTCTTCATCAGTATCTTTTGATTCAACTTGCTTTGGTTGTTCTTTAGGTTCTTCTTTAGTTTCCTGCAAAAGTTCTTTTGCAGTTTTTTCTCCAGTTACCTTTTCTTCATCTTTAATATCAGTGTAACCTAGATCAACATCTTCTTTTTGTGCAAAAGACTCATCTGGTTCTTTCGCTTCAGGTACCTCTACCCTTTCTTCGTTTACGCCATCAGTATCTAATTCTACTTCTGGGTTTTTGTTTTCTTCAGCCATTTAATCCTCCTTAATAATGGTGCAAAATATCTGATGGATCATTTATCTTAGCGATGACCTCGTCATCATTAAGAACTCTTACTTCTCCACCTTCTATTTTGAATCTTGAACCTGCGTATCTACTAAAGATTATCCAATCGTTTAGTTTACACCATGGTCCTTTAGGAAACTTGTCATTATCTTGATAACAAAGATCTCCCATTTTAAGCACAAGACCACATACTGTTGTCATTTGTATGGTTTCTTGAGTTGTATCAGAAAGTAAAATTCCACCCTTTGTTTTTTTAGGACCAGCATATGGTAATACTAATAATCTGTATCCAGTAGGTGTCGGTAAACTTTCTAATGTTGATTTTTTGATCGCTTTAGGATCAAGGACTGTTTCTACTTCTTCTTTCGCTTTATAAGCGTCTAAGAGTGCTTCAGTCCGTTTCGGTGTCTCCGTGGACTTGTTCATTTTCTATCTCCGTTCTTGACAGCAGGTCTTTTATTTCCTGTTGCAAATCCTCATAGGATTTGATTTGACCCCTAACATATTGTAGTTGCTCCATAGTGTCAACACCATATATAGCGTGGTCTTTAAGACGATCTAATGAACGTTTAATAACTTTTTGTATGATTGAGATTGTATATATATCCACAAAATGAATATATCTAATTAAGCTCTTTTTGCAAACGTTTTAACATTTGTAGGTTTACCACCTACACCTTGTGCTTTACTTCTTTTTCTTGCAACAGCAGAACGCCTTTGCGATTCTGTCATTCGGGCTGCTTTTGCAGCAGGCACGCATTTTGGGTATTTTCTTTTTGATCCACTTGCAGATTTTCTTCCACATTCTCTAAATCCTCCACCCTTCTTTTTTGATCCTATGTCTACCCATTTTTGTTTAAACCATTTTGTTAGACCACCTTCGGCCATTTTTTTAGAACTTGCTGGGACACAATTAGGAACTAACCTATTGCCTTTTTTCTTCATGCCAGCTTGAACGTAGCCGTCCCAACATGATCCTTTTTTATACATTACATTAAATCTTTGTAATAGTCAGCCATGCCACCTTTTGTGTATCCTTTTGCAGGATTATTTAATTCAGTTTTCAAGCCGCCTTTACTCATCATGTTTGCTTTTTGTAATCTACCCATAGCTGATTGAGAACCTGCTGTCATACCACCACCCATTTTCTTATCAACTTTTTTCTTTTTGCCAACACCAATCAGAATCATAACAGCTTTACCTTTTTTAGCTTTCATCATTGCACCTTTTGCTGCTGGTTTTGGTCCTCTGAAATCTTTTCTTTTTACACCAGATGGATCTTTAATTTTACCTGCACAAATTTTTGATGCGTAGGCATTAGCATATGCGCTTGGGTATACCTTAAATTTTCTTTTCGCTGCCGCTTTACCTCTTGGACATAATTTAGTCATCTATTTTTTTCCTCCGTTCCTAAATATTTGTGTTCCCTTTATACCATATATTGAAGCCACAACCAAGATCCACAAATTTGTAAACCATGACGGGAGCTGTGAGAACATATCGAAGAAAAGTTTTACCTTATCCATAGCAGTTGGGTCGTCCGATATGACCGCCCAAGCAAGCACCAATACGGGCAAACTGAGAATTATGAGAACTGCCTCGTCTTTCCAGTCTGATTGTCGGGCCTCTAAAAGTTTTCCCTGGTAAGCTTCTTCACCCTTGGCCATACGTTCAGCATGCATTAATTGTGCATCTGACATAGCCATTTTCGTCTTTTGCTTGTTAGCGTAAATTTTACTTCCTGCACTAACCGCTAATTTGATTGCACTTAACCACATTGTACTTGTCCTTCCTTCGTTGACACATATACTCTACCATTTTTCCAACAATTGTGAAAGCCCTCTTGCCTGACATCTTCCATTTCCATGTTTGCTTCCAATTATCTTTACGAACTTTTACAGGCAATATAGATCCGCCAAATTTTTCTACAAATCTTTGAATTATGTCCTTATCACACATTTCAACAGAACATTGAAATGATTTTCTACCTTTTCCCTTGCCCCAAACACCAAAACTACCTTCGCCATCGAATATGCCAGCAAGAAAAAGGATTTTACCTTGTTCTGTTAGGTTATCGTAAGCCGATGAATTTTTTACCAGAGACCTGCACGTTTTTAATTCCTTTAATGTCAGATTTAACTCCTGGTTCTCTATGTGGACATCCTCCTGACTTCAATCCTTGTGGATTGAAACCTTTTTCTGGAGCAGGCCCAGACCTCACACCACCGCTTAGTCCTTTTTCGTTATTTCTTCTCAAGTTTTTGCCTCGCTACTGCTAATCGTTCGTCTGATTGTTGGTCTTGTACTGCAAGTCTATCATAATCAAAATTTAAACGCTCTGCTGCTCTTAAATTTTCTTGATCTTGCTTAAATGCAGTCTCTTCTGCTTTTCTTTGCATGTCCATAGCTTTTAAATCTACCTCTTGTTGTTTAATTCTAACAAGTGGATCCTGTTTTGCAGCGTTTGTTTGCATTTCAGTCTGTACTAACTCTTGTGTTATCTGTGCTGCAACCTTTGCAACTTCAGCTTCAAACATAATTTCAAATTGTTCTGGATTTTGTTGTGCCATTTGTTGCATTTGTGGGTCTTGTGCCATCATTCCTTTGACAGTTGCTTTTGCTTTAAAGGATATGTGGTCAGAAATGTGTGATTGCATCAATGCATATACTTGTGGATTGATTTGTACCATTCGAGATGCCATAAATGCCATGTGTGCAGATATGTGTGCATCATGATCTTGAAATTCAAATGCTGTTAGTAGTTGCATTTGCAGTGCACGTGCGTTTTCTTTAGCTGGATCTAACGGCTCTGGTTGTTTTGGTGCTGGTTTGAGCAATCCTTCAATTTGTTTTGTACCTAACGCTTCATAAACACGTCTATATGCTTCGTGTATGTTGTGAATTTGCGGATTTGTCTGTGCTATTTGCAATTGTGTCTGTGCAAGTGTCACTCTTTGCGCCATAGACATAATATTTGGGTCAGCAACAGGCAAAATATCGACTCTTTCATCAAAATCTGACTGTTTTATCTGCCTTGGTCCACCATAAACGTCATATGGATACTCAGGTGGCAGTGATTCTGCACAAATTTTTGCTAAAATCTTAAATTCTAGTCTCATTGCGTAGTAACAACGCTTGTGAACACCACTCATGACACGTGAACCACGTTCCATAAGTGCAATTGTAGTCCCAACTGCTCTATTTTGTGTGTCATTTCCAATATTTGAGTCAGTTATTGCTGCAAATTTTTGTCCTGCTTGAACTACAAAGCCTAATAATTGAAATAATGTTGTTGATGGTTCTGTAAATGGTAAATTAAAAAACTGATCTCGTATGTTTCCGCCTGGTGCATCCACATCTCTGAACTCTCCAGGTTGAATTGGTTGGTCATCATCTCTTACTCTTATACCTCTTGACTTAAATCCTGCTGGTAAATTTTTTAAAGTACCTGCATCAATCAATTGTCTAAGTGATTGTGTTGCAGCTCTGCTCAAACCACCGATCATATGTGTTAAACCAAAACCATAAAAACCTAATCCTGGTAAAAATTTGTAGTGAACAAAATATTCTATTCTTGCGTATGAAATATCGTTTGGTTTGTAATTTCTATAGATAGATAAAATTTCTCCTGATCCCTCGTCAATGGTTACAATGTAAGGAATTTTTATTTTTTTTGCTTTGTCATCGAAGTCTTCGTAATCCTCTAAGTTTAAATCTACATGCATCTCTAAAATTGTGTGCAACATGTCGGACTCAGTTCTCTTAACTCCTTGTAATTCGTTTACCTTTTGTTGGACTTGGTCTGTAGTTTCTCTTGGCGATGCAAGTTCAATGTCTCGGTAAAAACCACCAGCCATTTTTTTGGTGACTTCGTTTTCAGTCATCTTAATGATGTGTGTAATTCTTTCACAATCTTTTAAATCAGATGCATAGTATGGCACCACTAAATCTTCAGCAGGTATAAATTTAGAACAAGGTCGTCCTAACATTGCATCGTAATATATTTTTTTAAACGTGCTACCGGACAATGGTAAATAAAATAACATCTGGTCCATATCTGTTGTATATTCTTCCATCTCTTCCATTAACAAAAAGTTCATGTATTCTTTTACACGATCTGCTTGTGCTTCTATTTGTGGAGATTGTAACCCTACGACTTTTGTTCTAACTGGACCATCTGATGGTATTAATTCTTTGTAAGCTTGTGCCTGAAATTGTGTTACAGACTCAGCAAGTAATGGGTGTGTAACCCCACTTGCACCTTTAAATGGTTTTGTGACTTCTTGGTATTTTGTACCAAGTAATTCTAAACCTTTTATGTATGCTTCTTCCCATTCTTTTCTAGAATTTTTATCTTTTTTGTATTCAGCTATTAAATCACTTGCCATGGATTGAAGTATTCTTTCATCCATATCCTCTGCAAGATTAGCATTAAAATCATCTTGTGGTCTCTCCTCAACTTGCTCCTCACCTTCAACAGAAACATCTATCGGTAAACCTTCAGGTTGCTCTTGAACTTCCTCAGTGACTCTAGCTTCTTCCTCGATAATTTCGTTATTTTTCTCTACGGCCATTACTAATTGTACCTTATTGGTTTAAACATATCTACCACAAGTCCACCAGTAGCCTTGTAAGTTTTCTGTGTGCTTCTCATAAGCGGGTTTACTTTAATAGCAAATGCATCGAAATACAACCTTGGATCCCCCTCAGGGATTAATTTATATCCTGACTCAGGGTTCATTGAAACATCTGAATGGTATTCACTAGTAATCTCTTTACCTTTTTTTGCTGATTTATCAGGATATTTAAATTTATCTTTTGATATTCTTTTGTAAGGCATTTTTGGATCTGATAAAGAAATTTTAGTTGGTCCTGCAGAGGAATTATAAAATCTAGCTGAACGTTTCATAAGTTCTGGCATTACTGCTTTTCCTTTTCCGTCAATACCTTTACCAGTTGCATATCCATAAAATCTTTCGTTACCTGCTTTGTATCCTTGCCTAAAACTCAATTTATTAAAAGGGGCAACGGCTACATAATCAACACCCTCACGTGCTGCCTTTTGCATTAAATATTTTAAAGCATGATCTCCATAAGCGTCTGCTTCAACCATAGGAAAGTAATCAAATTTTTTTTCTGAATATTGATCAATCTTTTGAAATACATTATTCATTTTTGTTTGGATCTCTCTAGCATCTTTTGATAATGCTCGAACTTTATTAGGTTGGTTCTTTGCTATTGCATCAGTTATATCTTCCATTAATTTACTTCTATTCCTAGCTAATAAATTTAATTCTAGATCAGCTTGAAAAGGATTGGTTCTAGCTTCTCCAGATAGTTGTTTCATTTTAGATAATTGTTTTGCAACGTTTTGGTTTACGTCAGATTGTATTTCGTTTATCATAAATACTTTCTTACCTTCAGGTGTAAATCTTGTATCAAATCTTACGTGATAAATTTGATTCTTGACTCCTGTTTCACTAAAGTGTCCTGGATCTGTAAAAGGTTTTCTGTTTGATTTAATAGGCTCATCTAAATAAAAAATAGTTTCTTTGTAATCTTTACCACCTTGTAAGGTATAACTCGTTTCACTTTGATATTTTGTTTTATTATTTTTTAGTGGTGCTACAGCAGAGTTCAATTCAGCTTCAGCTCTATTCAAAATTCTTTTCTCTTGTTCTCTTACATCAGGTCTAGCCTTAGCTCTCCTTAATGAGTTTCTTAAACTTTCAAAAACACCTCTGCCAAGTTCACCATTTTTCATCGCCCCCATTTGATATAAAGCATCATCAAGGTTAGATACTAGATCACTATCTGCTCTAAATTTAGTTTTGACAAGATTGATAGAGTTCGTCATGTTTTTAAAAGCAATATCAAAATTTTCTTGAGCACCTTTTGGTATACCAAGTTCCATAGGTTTAAGTCTGTTGACAGGATTAAGTTTAATCATAGCACCAATTTCATTTGCATCCAATTTTAATCCAAACTTTTTAGCTGCGTATAATAATCCACCAGTTAGATCTCCTGCCTCGTTGAAGATTGCAAGATTGGTATCGAATAATTCTTCTTTTGATATATTTACTTCTTTACCTGCAAAGGGTCCTGAATCGTATTTAAATCTTTTCTCAGTTCTTTCAAACTTCTTAGCTGGTTTACCAAATACTTTAAAATTTACAGTTCTACTTCCTGTTAAATGATTTAACCATTCATCAGCTGTGTATTTGCCTCTACCTATTTTCATTGCCCAGTCATACGTAGAAGAACCAAAAGCAGGAGCGATGTCATCACCCATTTGTAATGGTTTAGTTTTCTTAAGAATAACAGGAGGATTCCTCATCTCCTGTTTTACTAATTCTTGACCTTGTGCTTGAGATGGTTTTGGTTCGTATGTTATTTGACGTTGTTGTTGTCCGGTAGCCGGTTGCGCTGATTCTTTCTTACCTTTAAGAAGCCGCTTCCCAAACTGAAATAAACTTCGTAGGGACATAGTCCCTCCTAGTACATTTTTGTAGGTTTTGATCTTGCCATTCCACCACCTCTGGCTTTAATCATTGTGCCTGCTTTATAACCCATAGGTCGTTGCATCATGCCACCGCCCATTTTTTTGTATGGTGCAATAGAACCTATGAGATCACCTTTTAATTTTTTCTTTTCTTTAATTTTTTCAGCAATTTTTTTTGCACCTGCCGCTGCAGCTCCTGCTATGGCTCCTGCAACTCCAATTTTACCAACACCTTTAGCAACTTTTTTCAGCACTGATTTGACTCCACCTTTTTTTTGTGGTCTTTTTTGAAATGGATTTATAGTTTTTGTTGGGTCCTTTTTCATTTCACCACCATCTTTTTTGCCTAAAATTTCTTTTTTCTTTTTAGCTATTGCCGCTGCAGCACCCATACCCATGGGCATTTTTGATCCTTTTTTCTCCATCATTTTTTTTCCAGCAAGACCTAAAGCCATTGCACCAAGTGCAGCTTTCATTGGTTTACCTGGTTTCATTTTTTCATCTTGTAAACCTTGACCTCTACCTTTTGCTTTTTCTGCTTTTAAGATTTTAAAATCCTGTGCATCAATTCTGTTGTTGTTATTTTTATCTAATTTCTTTTGGTTGCCTTTTAGTGCCATAGGTTCTCCTAATAATATTTATAATCCTTTTCTATTTTAAAGTTCGGTTCGTCCCAATCATCTGAATATGTTTGTACAAATCCGCCTTGTCGATATCTTAACACAGCTTGGGTCATAGAATCAACATAGTCATCGTATTGTCCATTGGGGAAGGCTGCACATTCCTCAATCACCTCCTGTGCCCAGTGTTCGTCAAGAGGTGCCCAAACCATACCAGACTCAAATACAGGCGCACAGCTATTTATACGTGTATGCTTGTCTCTGCCTCTTGCAGGCACATAATCGACAACGGGTATGCCAGCTCTACGTAATTCGTGAATTAATGGCTGACCACTGGCTTTTGCCTCAATTATAACAGTTTCAGGCTCCCAGTAATGATATTGCTCAATTGCTAGATTTTTTAAATCAGGAAAATCATATCTTCCCTTTTGTGCATCTAATAATATTATACATTTCTCGTAGCCTTCAAATGGCTCAAAGATACCCCAGGTGGTTATAGCAGAGTAATCTGCAGTCTCTTTTTTAGAGAATGCAGTATCATATGATTGTATTACGTGAAGTAATTTTGGTAGTGTTTCTGAATCCCAATCTTTCCACCAATCTCTTTTGATGATCGCCCCTTCTTCTGAAGTTGGGTCCTGCATGTATTGTGCATTCCAGTTCTTAGTTGAGATCGAAGCTTTTACCGCTTCAAGATCTTCTTTAGACCAATACTCTGGCCACACAGGTTCATCGTTTGGAAGTATAGCAGGAAACTCAATTACGTCCCACTTATCTGCTTTGGGCTCTGATTGTGATTTGATGAGCCTTCCTGTCAAATCATCGGTAGCCCATCTCGTCATAACAACACAGATTCTACCTCCTGGTTGCAAACGCTGTCTGGGTCCTGAATTGTACCACTCGTATGCACGATCCATTGCTGAGTCTGACATTGAGTCTTGCTCAGTGTGTGGGTCATCGATAATAAGTAAGTCCGCCCCTCGTCCTGTGATAGAACCGCCAACACCCGCTGCAAAGTATTCCCCACCATGATTGGTCTCCCAACGTCCTTTTGCTTTACTATCTTCTCTAAGTGTAACATCTCCAAAAATTTGTTTATACTCCTTTGAGTTCATGAGGTTTCGAACTTTGCTACCGAACCTTGAAGCTAATTCTGCGTTGTGTGATACCTGCATTATTTTCATCTTAGGATTCCTTCCAATCATCCATGCCGGAAACAGGTAAGATGCAAATTCTGATTTTGTATGTCTAGGGGGCATATTAATGATGAGCCTCTTTTTATCGCCAAAAGCTATGTCTTGAAAGGCACTAGCAATTATTTGATGGTGTCCATAATTTTTGGGATCATCAGTCTTTCTATATATAAAATCTTGCCAAACAGCAGTTGCAAAAATTAAAAAATTATCTTGGCATAACTTGATCCACTCCAACTGCTTTTTCAGGATTAAGTCTTTTAATTCGTCTTCTGATAGATGCTCTATGTTCATACCGTTTGGGACCCTAGTATATTTGTATATCCTACTTTGTAAACCTCTTTGTCGGTTTTGCACCCACCACAGTGCGTGATTTACAGTTGTCAAACCTGTAAATTTGTTCTTTTAAAATTGTGAGCCTTCTATGGAATAGATACACCAATGGCGTTGTTAAACGCCATTGGTTGTTTATTATTACCCTTGTGTATGTAGGGCTTGAACAAGTGTACTAAATTTCTTTAGTACGTTCTCTTTAAACTCGTCAACAATTGGGTTGCCAACATTTTCGAGTATGTGCTTTTCACACTCACCCATTAATAACTGAAACATAATCTCATAATTGAGTTGTTTCTTAACTCCATTATCAATGACCATGTCAGCTAGTTGAGTTGGCGTTTTATCGCCAACTCTTTTCGCTAATACTTCAGCAATATTCATTAAATCATTATTGGGCATTGTTATCCCCTATTGCTTTGTATTCACTATATTCAATCTCAGTAGTGAACTTGTTGAATAAATCATTGTGAGCAATCTTGAAATTTGCTGTTTCAAATTTCTTACGCTTACGATTTATTTTTTGTAATCCAAAACTATTACCATTCTCATCTTGAACAATAATTAAATTTTGGTTTGTTCTATCAAAGCAATCCACAACATTTTGTTTCATTGTGTCCAACTCTTTAGATAGTCTATTTGCTTTTAGCTTTAATTGAGCATAGGCAAGAATTATTTTCTTTTCATCTTGCTTTAGCTTTTTTATTGCATTTGGCATTTTTACCTCTTTGTTAAGTTATACAAACTTATGTTTGCCCAATCCTTTTATATCTTATGCAATCCCATTACAAGAATTAATTTAATTTTTTTTTATCTTTTTTATTAATGATATTATTAAAGGTATTAACATTAGGCTCAACCTCTAGTTGCATTGTCTTTTCCAACCCCTGCACCAGCGTTGTCAGTCGCTTGGTGAACTCATCTTGTGCTTGTTGTCCTGCTTTACGAGAACGAGCCGAGCCGACATTGTCGGCTCGTTTCTTTTCTTTCGGCATTACCAACTACACCAATATTCTACGACCTTATTCTCATTGATCGCTTGTTGACAAAATTTTAAGAACTTGATGTCCTGCTCTTTGTACTCCTTGACACTATCCTCTTGGAATTGTTGACCCCAAAAAAATCCATCTTCAGCGACATAATCAGAGTAGCCTTTGGCTATCTGCTCACCGAGTTCGTCAAGTACCTCTTGAGTGACATAGCAGGGTGCCTCTTGGTCACCATTGAAACCGAGATGTGCTAAATGTCCTTCCATTTTTACAGAAGGATTTTGATCTGCCCATTTCTTCGCCATGAACTCTTGAAGTCTTGCGTGTTTTCGCCAAACGAAAACCGATTCATGTTCTTTCTCACTTTCTTTTTCGTTGAGAGAGTAGTATTTTTCCCAATCTACTTTGTGTCCTCGTAGATGTGCGTGTTGATCTAATCCCATATCTTCTCCTTTGTTAAGTTTATCGCCTCTCTTATCAAATCCCACCGATCAACGCAACAATTATTTTTTAGAACGATTCTAAACTAAATTACCAAACCATTCTTTACTGAGGTGGTGCAGGTGGTGGTACAGGTGGAAGTGGTGGTGCTGGGGGGGGGAAGCCCAAGTGTTACGCTGCACGGATCCAGCTGTCAGTCAAACGAGCGAGATTAGAAAGCTGCAGCTAGAACGAGAACGAAGAGTCCGGTAACCAAGAGCACAGCTTCGGGGTACAAGAATAGCAAGATAAGGTACAACGCTACTACTTCCATAACCTGCTCCTGGAGCTGCTGGCACAGGCTACCTGCTGCCAGTGCCAGGACTCTTCTAAACGAGACGAGGCCTTCATTTGTCGTCCCCAACGACACTATCCTTCCATGAGTAACCATTAGCAATGCAGCGTGCCCCGGGACCACCAGTAAGTGCGTATACTTTGCCTGGTTCAGGTTTGTCCTTCTTCACGGCATCATGAGCGGACCATCCATCCGGTGGCGCGTTGTCTTTGTTAATTTTCTTAATTAATTTTTCGAGCTTCATCGATATCCTCCTTTGTTAGTTAACGCACGGCAGTTGAATGGTTAGTTCAACACCATTGCCGTGCGCAGACCTTACATAAGACCTGATGGGATATATGTCAAGAGCTTTCTTTCACACTGTTTCTAAGACAGTTCCTTCAGGATCCCAGCTCCTGAACTGTACGCTGCCCGTGCCAGTGCTCTTTTTCAAACGAGAACGAGATCTTTCTCCTTGACAACGAGACGAGATCCAGCTGCAGGTGCCATGCCGTTACCAGCCCCCCGAACTAACTAAAGAGGTAAAAAAACGAGGGGCAGATAACGACACGAGCTTCTCCTGGAAGGCAGCTCCCGCTGCTGGATGGTCCGTTGGCCCTTTTCCAGTTCAGACGAGAACGAGAACGAGACGAGCAAACGAGATTACGCTGCACAGGTTACCAGCTCCTGAAGGATGGTCTCCCGGATCCGTGGCCATTGTAACGGGAACGAGAACGAGGCAAACGAGACGAGGGAACGAGGATCAGTGAAACTGGACACCGGTCTGTAAAGTTTAAGCAGCTTCTTCGAGAGGGTCTCATCCAAGATAATTACCTTGCCCCCTGCCTTAACATACTTATTAATCCATACGATTTGCCACTTATTTAATTTAGGATAATTAGCTTCATCAGATTTAAGTTCAATCCAAAATACATGATCTTTATTGGCTGCATGAATGTCTGGAATCCCATTGATTGTGCTAGATTCTATGCGGGTTAAATGAAAACCAGTTAAGTTCTTTTTGACCTTTTGCCAAAGTCTTGCCTCTTGTGCTTTTATTGTCATTAATTAACTTAATTTCTTTATATTCTTAATTACAGAGTTTGGAATAATAGTAGTATTACCTATGCTCTCAATGTCAATACCATTATCAGCATAAGAGTAATCACCAAACAACTTAGTTATGCCTTTTGCTTGTGAAAACAAATGACCTTTTGTAATACATGTTGCTAAATTTGATTTTTTTAGTTCGTCAAATGTTAACCAACTGCTGTTTGATACAATATCATACCACTCTACAGCAACCATTGGATACTTATCTATCTGATCTTTTACTTTTTTTGGTATAGCTATTTTTTTTCTCATAAATTTTTACCGATACACTCCCAACAGATGTAAACATTGTGGAGTTGTGTACTTGATTGAAGACTTTGATCCATTCAGACCAACTAGCCTTTTTTAATAAGTGCTGTGTCTTCAGATTGAACCTCGATGGTTTTGGCGTTGTGGCCATCGATCTTCTCTGAAAGCTCTTTGAGTTTGTTCTCAAGCTCTTCACGTGACATACCCTCCAGACCTGTTACTCTGACTTCTTTTCTATCAATGAATGCACCTGCTAATTGGCCAGATCTATATTCTGCATTTATAGCTGCAGCAAATTGATCTTTCTTCTCTGCCTTATCAGCAAGTCTTTCAAATCTTTTGTAACGTCTGAGGTTGTCACTCTCATATTTTTTTACTTCTTGTTCAAATCTCTTGTCATAATACTTTGCAACATGAGGATTAATTCTTCTATTTAATAATTGTGAAGCAGTAGATCTAGCACTATTGATATCTTTACAATCATATCCTGCACGCTTTAAAGCTTCTGCCTGAGTTATCTGGCCATGATCTTGCACCATTATCTCAACAAACATTTTTTGTTTTGGTGTGAGATCTTTTTCAGTTCTCAATTCTTTTTTTGTAAGCCCACCCATTATTTTAATTTATTTAAATCTCTAATAATCATTCGTCTTTTACTTTTGATTAAATAAGGACTATTTATGTGAAAATTTTTAAATGGAATCTTTGCTTTAATTTCTCTTCTTAAAGCACTTTTCACATCACTTTTTGCAGTGGATCGACTTACTTTACTTTCTTTAACAATCTCAGAAGTTCGTCTTCCACCAGATTTTCTAAATTTTTTATACGCAGCCTTTATACCTTTAGTTAATAAACCACCAACTAACATTTTTTTCTTATCAATAACTTTACCAAGTGCTTTAGCTTGGCCCGCATGTGCTGCGGATGCTTTTTCTAATTTACTTTTGACCATCTTAATAGTTTTCAAACCACCTGTGTTGTAACCAAATTTTCTTAATCTAACTCTTTTGTATTCTTTGTCTGCGGATTTAGCCATTTCTTTTTTCATTAATCTTCGTTGTAAGATTGTGAGTGGTTGGATCTGCATAGTTTTGCCTTTTTTATCAGATGCATATGCTTTACCAACTATTACAGGTTTTCTAAATTTTTTCTTTTCTCTTTTAGCTTTTACGATACCAACTCTAATTCTTCTTTTCAAACCTGGTTGAGCTTTAAATTCTGCAGCTCCAGTAAATTTAGTTCCTCGTATCTTTCTTTTAAAATCCGCTTTTTTTAAAGAAAAAGGAACAACAGGTGTTTTAGTTTTTTTTGATCTTTTTACCTCAGCTTTATGAGCTTTGTGTAATCTTCTGAAACCTTCTTTAACTGTTTTGAATATTATTCCCTTCATATTTCTACTATATAGATTATTTCATCACAAAGTAATACCCCATAAAACTTCTGATTGCGTTCCCGCAAGACTGGTGTATCTTAGATACACCATGGATACACCATAGATACACCACTAAAATTGATTAAAACCATTGATATTACTGACTAATAATCGTTTAGATACACCAGATACACCATTTTTACCCTCTGGGGTACTTTCTTTTGTTCGTTAGTCTGAGATATCTATATAGTAAATATTTATTGATTGTCCGGTATCCGGTATTCTGTTATATTTATCCTATGGTCCTTAAAAAAGATCAATATTTCATTAGTTCCTGGGGGTGGAGTCTATGCTCTCTTTGATTTCTCCCCCAGGGATAAAACATTTTAGACCACCATGACCACTATCTAATTTTTACCTTACCTGAGTATACTTTCTTTTTAATTTCAGCCCTTTCCTCTTTAGTCTTAGCATTACGATACAATCTATAAAACTCTCGATAATTAATCCAAGACTTCTGCAGCTCTGTAAATTTAATTTTACCAATGTCGATTAACTTAATATACTCCTCACGTACCATCTGCGGGTCCATATCAGCGTTCCAACATACGTCTTGAAAATCTTTACCATTCTCTAAAAACCATTTATGGCTATCTTCTTTCCAATAAGTTTCTCTTTTAAACCCACTCAGGGACAACGAATCCTCAAAAGCCTGTAGCAATATAGCTTGAAATAATCTTATTTCAGGTGGACGTTTTTCTCTTGCAAACTCCATGGCTAACTTAATGCCCAAATTTTTTAACAAGTTTGGTGAATAACTCATAAAACTTTTTAATAGTTGGTTTTGGATAATTTTGGGATTTACAGAATTCGTAATCGTCTAAGATATTTTCAATATACTCAGTCTTTACCTCACCTGGTAAAGCATCCACAAAATAGATTGTTTTCTTGACTAAATCTCTAGGAACCCTCGGCATCTGCATAACCACGATGTGGGAAAAGATATGGATTATGGATCACACCGTGGCTACACATTTTTGACAACCAATTTCAAACCTTTAGCCTGAGCTATTTTCTTTCTACCTGATTGCCATCTTGACTCGATTTTGTCGAGAAAAGATAAACTGAAATTTCCTAAGCCATAGTCATTTCCACAATACAACTGAAACATCAAACTTGTTAACTCATCATAAGTCTTTTTGTTTGGTGCAAGCATAACTAGCTTGTCCAACGCCTGGTCTAATGCTTCTTCACTGCTTTTTTTTACAGCTTTACCCACTAAAATCTCCTTTATTTAAAGTTAAATTAGCGTTCGTTGTTCTGGATTCATAAGGTGTTTTGAAGCCCCACCTTTTCATTTAGGCTTAGGAATACGTATGTAATGTTATTATAAAATTTGTGACTTATTTGCAACAAAAAAAAGGGGCCAGTCTCCCGACCCCTTTTCAAACCCAGGTTCAAGGTTAACCATCCAACCTGCAGTTCTACTTACCATTCAGAAGTTTTTTACCTTCTAAGAGTAAATTCTCTTTCATCTTTTGATAGCTCTTGCCCTCTTTTTTGGCTATCTTTCTCACCTCTTCATCAACTAATTTTGCAATCATTGAGCCAGGTCTTCTAAACCCTGCCTTTCCCATTGCTCTAATCAGCGTATATGATTCGATATCTACCGCACAAGATTTCCATTTGTTGATGTCCATGACTCCTCCTAATGTTCTTGATATTCTTTAGAGTCAAAGAAATCAAGAAGTTTTATTTTCTTTTTACTTCTGCCACTATTGTAGATTTTTTCAATAATCATGATGTAATCTCTAGTGCTTGTACCAGATAGAAACCATGAAGACTTAGTTTTGCAGGCCTCTCTAAACCTTTTCAAATCAAAGTCTGGACACTTATCAGCTATGATATAGGCCATGACCATAGACCTTTTTAGTCTTCTTTTGGTATCATCCATACCTAAAAAATACTTTTTTAAAGTATTCAAGGCACTTCCAATACGATCACAATTTTCAATACCACCTGCAGGAATTTTAAATTCACCAGTTTTAAAATCTGTTGAAATACGATTCCAAAGTGAGCATTGTTTCAGCAGCAACACTATTGCTTCAGCAACATTGACACCATATTGATTCATTTTTTGTTTACAAACTTTGTAATCAAATTTACCTCTTGCACAATGATGGTTTAAGTATGCTTCCATGGACCAATTCTTTCTGCCTGTATTGAGTCTTGCAACATCAAGTGGATCATTAGAATTCATAATGATGTAAGGCACCTTTAAATCTAGTTCTTTTCTAGCTTGTAAAGTATGCTGACCATCTATTACTTCCATGTTTTTATTTACACGTATTGGATCATAAAGATCTTTTTCAGCGATCAATCTCTTCAATTGCTTCACGTGTGCTTCGTCTACAGGTCTATTACCTCTAGCTTTTTTAAACTTTGAGTAATCAGTTGTCTCAAAGAATTTATTTTTTATTGCATTGTTCATATCTTTTCCTCCTCTGTTAGAACAATATTGTGTAACCAAGTAATCCAACAATAATTAAAATTACTTTTGGTGGTATTACTAATAATGAAATCAACAACAAAAAACTAATAATCTGGTTTGTCATTAGCCCCCTGTAGTTGATCGTAAATTAACTTAGTTGCTATCGACTCATTGATTGGGTAGATAGGCATGTTCTCAAAGTACATCGCACATTGCTGCAGCTTCTTCATTGCTTGTTGAAACTCATCATCACCATATTCTAATGGCATATGAAAGTTTGCAGATACGATAGGCACCTCACTAAGTATTTGGTCGACTCTACTAACCCAACTGGCAAAGACAGTTGAATCAGATTTGGTTTTAATTATTGGACTTTGGCTCATCGAACCTCCATAAATTAAATTTGTCGATAACAGCACTAAGACCAGAGTGAAATTTTATTTTACCACTCATGATATCTTTTGCTTTTACAGTTTGGTAAACATCACCATTTACTTTCAACTGTAATTCTTTTGTTGACTCATTGAACTCAACTGAAAAGACATGAGTCATGACAACGCTCTTTGGTTTTACTTCCCATTCAGGCTTTAATACCAAGGCTTCGCCAAGCTTTTCAGCAGCTGTCATTGCAGCTTTCTCTATATTGTTTTTCATGATAACCTCTTTGTTAGTATTTTTAAAAAACATGAATTTCTTATAAACATTTTCATGGGATATGCAAGGAAATTATGTTATAGGATAATATAAGATTATGACCAAATATTTTTTAATTATGTATATGTGTAGTATGTTAAGTGGCCAGTGTCCGTCATCACATGTCACTGGATATACATTTGAAACTCACTCAGCCTGCGTGGAATATGGCTATAGAGTGGCACATGGGACCTTTAAATCGTTAGAAGAAACTGAGGAAATGGACCAAGAATACATAGAAAATAGCAAAATTGTGGTCAGATTTGATTGTAAGCCTATTTTTGTACCGAAACCTGTTGTACCCCTCCCAAAACCCAAAACGAACGCATAGTTGCATACTAGTCACATTATGTTATATAATAATACATGAAGCTATATCGCGTCCAAGCAAAATATAAAAACATATTACTTGATGAGATGCTTGAGGCTGAGAACGATAAGGCTGCTCTTGACACGTTTTACAAGAAGGTTGAGTCAGGAGATGTAACAGAAAAGGATGCTGGTGGGTTTTTAGATCCTAACAGACTTTTCATAACCTTCGAGGAGGTTGACCGAAATGCAACTACAAAAGTTAATAACGGAGAAACTTCAGTTGGAGTCCAAGTGGGCGGGCAAAGCGTTGGAACAAGGTAGAGTTACGCCAGACATGAAGTGGATCGATATTAAAATCAAAGATCTTAAAGTTAAGATCAATGAACAAAGTGTTGAAGACGCACAAAAAGGTCTTTTTGATATAGCTAGTTAACCTAGCTAAAAAAAACTAATTTTTTTCCCAAGGCTACTGCGCTCTAAATTTTCGTAAAAGCATTCAGTGTCGCATCTAGAATAGAACCCCTGCATCAGGTGGTCGTCTATTATTCAATAAAATAAAAAAGTCAAAAATTGCTTGTGGTATAATTAAGAATAAAAAAAATAGGAGAGCAAAATGTACTGGACACCACAACGAATAAAAGAGTTAAAAGAAAAAGGATATAAGCTTAAGTTTTATGTTTATGATCCTAGGTTAAAAGATCTTACCTTTGAAGAGATTGAGAAGTTAGAGAAAAAAGAGTTTAAGGATTCCTGAAAATTACAATCATGAGAGGTTTAATATAACCAATTTTGTTTGGATCATCCTCCGTGCCATCGTCATGACCAAATCTAAAACCACGTTTAGGTTTTTTTAAAAACCTTATCTCACAATTTGTATTGTGATAAATGTAATCGTGAAAATATTTTGTATGTGTTGCAGCAGGTAATAAAAAAACACCAGTAAAATTATTTGTGAAAAATGCTTTTTCTACAAATTTAGGTATCTTCATGTCAAACAACGGATGAATGTAAGCAACCTCACCTGTCCAATCCTTATCTAAGCAGCTGTTCTCTATCGTGTAATATTTAGGCAACAAGTGATTTTGATCAGATGCGCAGCAATCTACAGTAAACTTAAATTCTTTTTTTAGATCCTCCCAAATATCTTTAGGAGTTCTTAAGTATTTCATTTTGACAGCTGAAAAAGAAAGATTCTTTTTATCTGACCGATCAATTGACCAAGGTTTCATTAATAAAAATAAGTAGTTTTTTTGTACAATGTTTTTAATTTTTTACCATCAAAGTAATATCCCTCAATTTCTCTATTACTCTTTCGCTTCACCCCAACTTTTGCCGAGGGCCACATCAACTTTGAAAGGGACTTTAAGATTTTCAATAGCATTTTCCATCACCTCCTTTACTCCTTTAATATCATTTTCATCATTTATTGAAAAGCATAATTCATCATGTATTTGTAAGATAGGTTTAAACCCATGCTTGTAACAATTAATCATTGCTTGTTTTGTTTGATCAGCTGCTGATCCTTGAATAAGTCTATTCAAAGCTTTGTAGGTAAAAGCCCTTCTAATGTTGTTACCATAGATTGCTTTAGCCTCTTCGTATTGCATGGCCTTATTCATTCCGAAGGTAGCAGGCTCCCACATGTCAAATCGGCATTTACGACCCCTTATCGTGCGAATAAACCCATATTTTGAGGCACTACCAGTAACTGCTTCTGCTAATTTTTTAACAAAAGGCACCCTAGTATGATATTTGTTCAACAAATTTTCTGCATTATCTTTTGAGATACCAAGTTCTCTACCTAATTTGGCCTTACCCATACCATAAAAAAGACCCAAATTGATCGTCTTTGCCTGTGTTCTACTTATACCTGCCATATCAGCTACTATCTGATGAAAGTCGGCAGCTTCGTTTTTATAAGCTTCAATAAATTCATCTGCACCACTAAAATCTTCATTAACACTTGCAGCGTAATGTGCAACTAATCGTGGCTCTTGTTGGCTATAATCAAAACTACCCCATTGTTTTCCTTCTTCAGGTAAGAATAAACTTCTTATCTTGTCTCCAAACTCTTTATTTCTTGCAGGTATTTGTTGCAAGTTAGGGTTAGAGTATGACAACCTACCAGAAACTGTTCCACCCTGATCAGATCTTAATTGATTTATTTCTGAATGTATTCTACCTTTGTGAACAAACCTTTGAATGGAGTCGATGAATGTTGAATGGAATTTATTTATTTCTCTTGCTTCTCTTATTAGTTGCGCTATCGGGTTATTACAATTCACTAGCCAGTTTTGGGTAAAGCTTGGTTCTCCGGTTTTCGGTGTTCGTGGGTAATCAACACCTATCCTATCAAACACCTGAGCTACAGATCTTGCAGCCCAAATATCAGGCTTCATAGTAGTTTCCTGTTTTATTTTTTTTAACACAAGATGTTCTTTCTCTTTAAATTCTTTTTTTAATTTTTCTGCTTTTTCTTCATCCACTCTTATACCTCTACGTCTTGTCTCAATTAATATAGGCAGCAGCTCCATCTCCATTTCCCAAACATCGTTAAGACTTTGTTTTGTAATCTCTGTTTTAAATCGCTGCCAAAGCTTCAATGTTAGACCTGCATCTTGTTCTGCGTAAAAACCTACATAGCCTGCAGGAAGTTTCCAAAGATCTGCCTTAGCATCAATACCCCACTCTTTTGCTTTTTCATTTAAAAATGTTTCGTTTTTTATCTCTCCTAAATAATCTTTCGCACATGCATTCAAACTAAAACTAAATCTATTTTCATTTATAAGTGCAGCAGCTATCATCGTATCTACAATAGGACCATTGATTTCAAAACCATTTACAAGCAGCCAACCGACATCATAACTAGCATTGTGAAATATTTTAGTGGCTGGTGTTTTTAAAACTTCTTGCATCCAAGCTGTAGTAATTGCAGAGTCCATATTACCACCCGCATCATGATGAATTGGAAAATACCATTGTTGATCAAAAGCAGCTACAGCAAAACCCACGATGTGTCCATCAAAGGTAGCCCAACCTGCACCTTTTGTTTTTATATTAGGATCCTTAGTTTCAAGGTCAATTGCTATTTCTTTAGCGTGTCTTAAATCTGGATATTCATTAGGACAAACCCAATCAGAATCATTGTAAATAAAATTTAATTGGTGTGTCATAGCTTTTTAAAAATAAAATATGTTATAATAGCTGCCACAAAAATTGCAATTATCCCGACACCCAACATGCCCAATCCATATTGTATTGTCATTTTTTTTTTGTGTCTTTTAATTTTTTGATTTCTAACTCGCAGTAATGTTTTATCTTTTCCAAATCTTCAACACCATTTTTGAAACGATACCTACAAACGTACTTAATTACATTCCCTTGAAAGAACGATAATTCATTTTTTGAAATAAATTCATAAGGTTGAATATGAAAGTGTTTGTAGTGAGATCCCCCGATTTGTCTATCTTGTGGAAATGCATCATCAAACATATCTTTGTTTGTCATAATTTAAACTCCTGCAGTATTCTTATTTTCTCCTCAGCTTGTGATATTTTTTCAACTAACTTATCAGCTTCTTCTATATGCTGCGGGTGTTCACCGATTGCTACAGGCTTTTCTAAATATATTTTAAGCGTAGCCTCGGCTTCAGATATTTGTGCGTTGTATCTATCTTCCAGCGCACTAAGTATTAATTGTCTAAACATAGTTTGCCTCGTATAATTTAAAATACTTTCCTAATGGAAAGTTATATTGATGGTTTGTACCTAGCAGATGTAGATTTTGTTTACATCGAGTTACACCCGTATACCAAACTCGAAGTTCTTTTACTTTTTCTGCTAAATTCTTTTTGTCAAAATGTGATGGAAAGTTACATTTACTGGCTAGCACCACATTATCTGCCTCTCCACCCTTAACTTGATGTATTGTATCAATTATAATTTTAGGTGGTTGCGTAAGATCCACACCTTCTTTCATTAATTTATTGAAGTATTGTTTATCTTTATCTTTAAATTTTCTCTTAAACACTTGATTCCAAGGACCTTTCTCGTCTCGCATACCACACCTTAAATGTAATTCGTCAAAAGTAAACACTTGATTTGGGTGTGCAAAAGACCATTTTTTGCTGTCCTGTGACCGGTATCCGTGGTCTATGTTTAATAAATATTCATACATGATACAGGCTTCTTCTCGTGCTATCGCACCACCCTCGCAAACTTTCTCCCATAATTGAATCGCCATGAATTGATTCGGATCAAACGATTTATTATTCTTTTGATCTTGATAGTATAGGCCAAGGTTCTTTGCCTCCTGCTGCAGCTCTCTCTTCACATCATTTATTCTAGCTAGCACCATCCAACTACCATCTAAATCCCAAGGCACTTTCTTCAATCCATTCCATCTTTGTATAGATCCATCTTTACCATTAGAATAAAACTCTTTCTCTATTCTATTACTACCCATCGAATGCAAAATGCAGCTAGAAAAAAAATGTATATTCTTATTCAATCGTACACTCTTTTTCAAAACAAGAGACTTGCCAGGAAAAGTTTGAAACAAATTAACATCTGCACCATTCCATTCATAGATTGCCTGATCATCATCGCCTGCAATGTAAACTCTGTCTACAGCTTCAGCTATCTTTACAACCATGTCCCACTGCAAAGGTGTAAGATCTTGAGCTTCATCAACCATTAACACCTTAAATGGTATTACCAAACCATCAGTAATATATCTTTGCACCATGTCGGTAAAATCTAATCTGTCAGGTGTCCGTTGTCCGTTCTCCAGTTCCATTGTTTTAAATTCTTCGTAACCATTTATAATTGATTTAAATTGTTGTAACCTCACAGCTTTCCTAGATTGCTGTTTGTAAAGCCATACAGGATCTACCTTCATGTTTCTTGCTCTATCATATATTTGTAAGGACCAATTATTATAAACTTTAGCATCATCATGGCCCTCTTTGTAATTCACTTTTATAGTTCCGTATTGAGTATGAAACATTAACATATCAGCTTTTGGATCTAGTACAGGTATTTCAGCAAACTGCTGCCGAGCCAAAGAGTGCAATGTTCTGAAATATTTAAAATCATCTTCATCATATTCTTTAAATCTTTGTCTTACTCTTGCAACACATTCATTTACAGCTTTGTTTGTAAAAGATACGTAACAGATTTCATCAGGGGAGTATCCTTGCCTAAGATAACGTTGCACACGTTTTAGTAAGTTTTCTGTTTTACCTGTGCCTGGAGGACCAAATATTTTAATTGTCTTCCCACGCAGCCTTCGGTTTAGTAAATTTGACATCTTTATTTTTGTGTTCCTGTTGTTTTGGTAAAGGTACAATCCAATGTCTGCTTTGTATACCTTTGAATTTTGCTTTTGGCTTTGCGCCACCTTGTTCTAAAAATCTTGTACATTCTTTTTCATTCCAATTGTAACCCATCTTTTTCATAAATGATCTAAATGTTTCTAATTTAAATCTCATTTCAACTTCATCACGCCATATATTACCAGAGTCTATTTGATCAAACTCTGTTGTATCCTCAACATCTTCTAAGAATCTAGACATTCTAGAATTAAATACGTCACTACCTTCCTCTGTTGCATCAAAACCCTCCATGTCTTGTTTGTTAGACATTAACTCATCAAGCCAATCCCTATACGGATCTGGATCTCTTTTAGTTGGTTTAAGTGGTCGCCATACTATATCGTAGTTTAAAAGTTGTTCTCCTAACAACTGCTGTTGGTATAATTGTTTTGTTGATAATCTTATCGATTTACCTTGAATAGGTAAAATCCAATATGGTTCGGGATATGAATTTACTTTTATGAGTTTACCAACTTCAGGTAAGGCTTCATTAGCACCAATACCTAATTTTCTTTTCACACATTCACTAGATACACAATGCATTCGTGCAATCGATGTTTTGCATTTGTAAGCATACTCTTTATTTTCAACACCTTTAAATATGTTTTCTAATTCTTTTGGATGTAATCTTTCTTCACACACTTTTCCCATCATGTCTCTTGTCCAATCTTGATACATAACTGGATCTGGATTAATTTTTTTGGCTAACACAGCTACGTTAAACATAGCATCATTACGACCTTCACCTTTCTTAACTTTGTTTTTCATAAAGTTTACAACACAAGGTGGATAATCTTTTGTTTCACCATCTTGAAATATTTTTAATTTTTTAAATTCAGCAGGCTTTAATCTATATTTAGATACAAATTTATATAAATCTTTTAAGTTGATTGAGTTACACTGATCATCCATTGCAACTCTAGTTGTCATATGTGCTTTTTGATATGGTAAGTTTACAAAGTTACCTTTTCTTTTTTCATCCCAATTATCTGGAGTAAGATCCACCTCATCTTGAGCAGGAAAAATATCTGTAGTGGTATCATTGATACCTAGGTCAGAAGCTAATTCAATTAATTTTTTACGCATTGCAGATGCAGGAATTGCACCTTCAATAAATAAAATTAAATGGAGTCCGTTGGATTTCGATCTGAATGGTACGAGTGGGTATTTTCTTTTCCGTATAATCGATATAACTTCTTGATGCTGTATATTATAACGATCAACATCGATGACCCCCCAACTGCATGTATTATCATCTCTGATAGGGACAGACCCATAATAAGCTTCTCCTTTTAAATGTTGCACCCAATGTTCTTTTGACATTGGAGAAGGTTCAACCCAATGTTTGAATTCTGCCTTACCTTTAGAGTTTTTCTTACCCGTTGGTTTGGAAACACCAAAATATGTAGTAGAGCCCTGGAAGAGTTCTATAAACTCCTCCAGGGTTTTGTCAAGTAGATCCATGTTAGAATGGAGTTTTTGCTACTTGTTCTTCTTTGCCGTGGTTAACTCTGACAGCACCTTTTTTACATGACTCATAAAAGTCAAAGGCACCTTTAATTGTTTCTTCGCTCTCCACTTGTCCTATATGCTCAATCTCCCAACCAAACCAAGAACCTAGATTGTTCTTTTCAAGTACAGTTTTAAGAGAATACATTTGAGTAAATGGTGCAGGCTTAAAAAAACCTTTCCCATCTTTTCTCTTTTGCCTTAAGGACATCATCATTGAATTCCACTTCTTAGATTTTTTTCTTTGAGTAGACTTCATAGTTATTAAAGCTGTTGATGATTTCTCTTCCTCAACAACCATTACATAGTGAGAGGCTGTCTCTTCTATGTAGTTACCATTCTCGAGACGATCCTTACCATCATCACCTCTGGTAGTTTTACTCATGATATCCGAATCAGCTGGATAAACATTTACTGGAGCAACAGCACCTTTATCTCTGTCTCTCCATTCAATGTACTCCAATTTATAATAGCAAGGAATTACATGGATTCCCTTTTGGCCATCATAAAGTTCGTCTGTCACTGTGTTGTAGATCATTCCTGCTCTAGCTTCTGCCATAAATTGGCTATCACCTTGTGTTACTTGTGGTGAAAGCTGACCTC